CGCGGCGGCCGCCAACGGGGGCACGTTCGCGGTCTATGCCCCGAACGGCGACCGCCTGCCCGACGCCGCGGTCGGAACCGCCTACGCCAACAAGCAGATCAGCTTCACGATCGCAGACGGCGCCACCGACTTCGCGGTGGGTGACTACTTCCACGTCGTCGTCGCCAACGGCTCCAAGAAGGCCAAGGCCTGGAACCCGGCGGCCGTGGACGGCTCCGAGGACCCGGCGGGCATCCTCTATTACCCGGTGGACGCCAGCGCCGCCGATACGGCGGGGGTCATCATCGCCCGCAACGCCGAGGTCAGTCTCGACGATCTCGTCTGGGGCGCGGCCGTGACCGCCGCGCAGAAGAACGTGGCGATCGAGCGGCTCAAGGCGCTCGGCATCGTCACCCGCTGAGCGCTCCCGAACCGTTAACCTTACGAGGATCATTCCATGGCCGGTTTAGATATTTTCAACGCCAAGGCGTTTTCGATGGTGGAGATGACCGCCGCCGTCAACAAGACGCCGTACAAGCCCGGATTCCTGGGCTCTCTGAACCTGTTCGCGCCGAAGCCGATCCGCACCACGGCGGCGGCGATCGAGCTGAAGGACGGCACCCTCAACCTGATCCAGACTTCGCCGCGTGGCGCGCCGCTGGAAGAGGGCAAGCGCGACAAGCGCAACATCTACTACCGGGAGACCGTCCGGATCGCCAAGGGGTACACCATTCAGGCGTCGGAGGTCCAGAACGTGCGGGCTTTCGGTTCCGAGACCGAGCTGGAGTCGGTCATGGAGGTGGTCGCCGACGCGCTCAACGGCCCGACCGGGCAGATCGCCCAGGTCGAGTACACCTGGGAGAACATGCGCCTCGGCGCGGTCCAGGGCATCGTCACCGACGCCGACGGCTCGACCATCGTGGACTGGTATTCGGTTCTGGGAGTCTCGCAGCCGGCCGAGATCGATTTCGACCTGGACAACGCCAATCCCGCCGAAGGCGCGTTGCGCAAGCGGTGCGACGACGTCACCCGCAAGGCGCAGCGCGAGCTGGGCGGGCTGTGGCTGGAAGGGAGCAGTTACTTGATGGCGCTGTGCGGCGATGCCTTTTGGGACGATCTGAACGCCCACCCGGAGGTCCGCGACTGGCAGAAGAACTGGCCGGCCGCCGTCGGGCTGCGCGAGCGCACGGCCTGGCGGCAGATGGACTTCGGCGGCATCGTGTGGCGAAACTACCGGGGCTCGGACGACAACTCCACCGTGGCGGTTCCCGCCGACAAGGCCAAGTTTGTGCCGGTCAACGTTCCGGGGCTGTTCGAAGTGGCCTATGCGCCGTCCGAATCGCTGCCGTTCGTGAACACCAAGGGCCTGCCGCTGTATTCCATGATCGTCCTGGACAAGGACCGGCAGATGTGGGCGCGCCCCGAGGTCTACAGCTATCCGCTGCACATCTGCACCCGCCCCGGCTCGCTCTTCCGCGCGAGACGGACCTGATCGGACTTACGGGGCTTTTGGCATGGGCCGCTTTGACGCCGCTCTGAACCGTCTGAACCGGGCCGCCACCCGGAATTTCGGCCGCCCGTTCGTGGTCCGCGTCGGCGCCGCCGAGACCGCGCTGGACGGCATTTTCCACGCGCCGTACCGGGACGAGTCCGTCGGCGACCTGGACGTCAGGAACCTCAGTCCCACCGTGGAATTCATCACCGCCGACTTCGCCCCCTTGGGCGCGGCCGAGCGGGACATCGTTATAGACGGCGCGACCGAGTACACCATCGTGGTCATCGAACCGGATGACGGCGGCATGACCCGGTGCCTGTTGAGGGCGTACCCGTGATCAAGCTGGACGTGGCGCTGGAGGGTCTGGACGCGGTGCTCGCGGAGTTCCGCGCCCTGCCGAAGCAGGTCGACCGGGCGGAAAAGCGGGCCGTCCGCAAGGCGACCCGGTTCCTGGCCGCCGAAGTGCGGCGGGAGCTGGCGAAGGCCCACGGCATTCCGCAGAAAGTCCTGCGTCAGCGCAAGCGGATCGCCCTGAAACCGAATCGCGGTCAGGTGTGGGTCGGAACCCTGCCCATCGCGGCCTCGCATCTCGGAACGCCGAGGCAAACCAGGTCGGGCGCAAGGGTAGGGCGGCGGCGGTACGACAAGGCGTTCGTGGCCCGCATGAGGTCCGGGCATGTCGGCGTATTCCGCAGAAAGGGCAAAAGCCGGCTGCCGATCGAGGAAGTCAGGGAGCCGCTGCCGCTGGCCCGGGCCGCGGCGGATGCGGCCCTGCGGAAGACCGAGAGCCGCTTGCCGGTGCTCTTCCTCCAGGAGCTCAACTACGAGGTGAACGTCCGTGGCACTCGCTAATTTCTACGCCGCAGGGCCCCTGATCGTGGCGCGCCTCAAGGCGCAGGTTCCCGCGTTTCACACCGTGGCGTCGGGGTCGTTTCTCGCCGGCGCCACCGACGTTTCGAAATTCATCCAGCCGGCGGGCGCCTTCGTCATGCCGGGCGCATCGCCCAGGAAATCCGCCGCCGGCCGCGGCCAGGCCATCGAGATTCGCCAGACTTGGGACATCGTCGTCTGCGTGCCCCACGTCCTGGACCCCCAGGCGCTCGAAACCACCGAGGCGGCGGCCGGGCCGTTCGTGCTGGGCGTGGTCGCCGCGCTGGCGGGCTGGCAGCCATTGCCGGAGCTGGGCCGGCTGGTGTACGCCGAGGACCAGCCGGACCCGCATTTCCTGCCGGGGCGCGCCGAGTTCACGGTCGTGTTCGAAACCGAATTCGTCATCAAGGGGAACTGATGGGCCTGGATCTGCAAACGGTCTTCAACGTCGCGTGCGCCCTGGTGGCCGCGTTGGGTGGATTCTTAATGCGGGTGCTGTGGGAATCGATGCGCCAGCTCCAGGAAAAGGACGCCCAGCTCGCCGAGAAGGTCCATTCCATCGAAACCATCGTCGCCGGCCAGTACGTGGCCAAGGACGAATTCAACCGGGTGGCGGACGCCATCTTCCGAAAGCTCGACCGCATCGAAGAGAAGGTCGACGGCAAGGCCGACAAAACCAAACCCTGAGAGGACACCATGACTACCTTCGACAGAAGCACCAAGTATTTCCGCGGCAATGGCGTC